CTAGCCGGTGATGCGCTCGAGCAGCACCTCGTAATGATGGACGCGGCCACCGATACTGTGCGGCTCGGGCTGACCGACAATCTTGTACTCCTGCCCGTTCACGTTCACCGTGCATAGGGCCGTGAGCGTGATCGTGCGCGGGTAGAACAGTCGGAACCGGGTGACGATGAGGTCACGCTCGGCCGAGTCTTTCTCGTCTCCCGTGAGGGGGCGCAACTCGGCCCGGAACGTGATCGTCTCGCCCGGAACCGGGATCTCGTTGTGGTACTCGTCCTCGATGAAGCCACCCTCGAGCGTGGCGCTGACCTTCGTGTGAAAGATCATCGGATGCGCCGCCGGTAGCGGTTGAGGACGAACAGTTCGGCCAGCGTCCAACCCTGGAAGCCGTCCGTTTGCACGCCGCCGATGGTGACGCGCAACTGCTCCGGGTTAGCGACGAGACGAGCGGTCGCCGTGGTGATGACGGCCGCGAGGTCATCCTCGGGCATCCCGTTGCCGAAGCCGTTTCCCCGCGTGTAGGCGCGCGCCATCGCGGTAATGATCGTGACGGACTGCCCCGCCAGGGCGACGAACTGTTCGTCGTCGCCCTGGCCGAGGAAGTCGGCTACGTCCTGGCCGGTGACCATCAGGCCGGGGTGATGCCCGTGAGCGTGACGATGGCCTGCGGGTTCAGCGGTGCCGCGTCGTAGCGGGCGACAACGCGGATCGCCTGCTGGTCGTAGTCGGCGTAGCGCTCGGTGAGGATCTTCACGGACGGCGCAACGTCGCGGGCAACCGCGATCTGGGAGAAGTCGACGAGCGCAGCGCGGCCCGTGGACGACGAACCGCCCGTGTCCGGCACGCGACCGGAGACGACGACCGGGGCACCGAACAGACGGAACACGCCGTCTTGCGTCGGGTCCGGCGTCAGCATGTAGCGGCCGTCGCCGTCCTTGAGCTTGCGAAGGGTGACGAACTCGCGGGGCGTCATTACCCACTTGAGCGCGGCCATGTTGACGTTCGCGCTCAGTGCCTTGCCCCAGGCGTCGAGCAGCGCGTCGAGGGTGATCTTCCCGCCGACGGCGACGTTCTGCACGCCGCTGTAAGCGAACAGACCCTTGGGGGTCGTCACGCCGTCACCGGAGGCGGAGAGGAACTGCGTGTCCAGCTTCGAGGCGACGTCGGTGACGAGGCGGTCGCGCAGCGTCGCGTCGAGGGAGACGACGGACTGACGGGCCAGCTCGTTCGAGTAGCGCGTGATGACCTTGACCGACTTCATGGTCGAGGGGAGCAGCTGCACCTCGTCGAAGTCGACGTCCTTCTCGGTGATCTGCTCGTTCTCCCCGATCCAGTCGGGCGAGACGGGGCCACCGAGCTTCGGGATGCGAACGGGCGAGGCCGAGTCGAAGATACGCGGGCCGGCAGCGAGGAAGATAGACGCGGCCTCGAGGGGCTTGACGAGGACGGTCTGCACCTGCTCGCGGGTGAGCTCGGGTGCGTTGGTGGTGGATTCAGCCATGATGGGGCTCCTGTACGTGAGAATCGGGTTTCGATCACGCTGGACGCCAGGCCCAATAGTGAAGGGGACGAGCGCCAGGCCCGTCCCCCTCACTATCTCACAATATGAGAACCGTTCTCAACTACCGGCGCTCGGACTGTCCGATACCGTGTTCTGCGATCTTGTCCAGCTCCTCAGCAATCGCGGCCAGTGCCACGACGTTGGCTGCGGCGATCCGCTGATCAACCGTGAGCTTGTCGAGTTCGAAGCCGATGTACCCCTTGCTGGCGCCGCCGTTCAGAATCTCGTAGATGTTCTCGTAACTTGACATGCCCGTTCCTCTCACTGTGCGTTGTGCCGGAGGATCCCGGCCAGGCTGACGCTATCGGCGGGAGCCGTCGCACCCTGCCCGATTGAGCCAACCGGGCGACGTGACGCAAGGTGCGGCTTGCGGGCGAGAAGTTCGTCGACGGCCGCGTTCAGCGCGTCGGCGTCGTCAAGGTGGGCATCGTCGAACTCGAGGTCGGACGGGTCCGCGAGACGGCCCGTGGCAGCCACCAGGGCCGTGTGCAGCCGTGCGGCCAGGTCGTCGGCGCGCTTCGCCTTCACGCGAGCGTCGGCGTTCTCCTTGCGCAGCTTCTCGACGTACTCGCGGGGGAACGTCTCATCGCCGGAGGGATCATCCGATCCGTCGACGTCGCCGCGCTCGTCCTCAAGGGTGTCGGTAGTAGTGACACCCTTGAGGGTACGCGCATTCTGCGTACCCTCCTCGTCACCCGCAGTGTCCACATTGTGGACGTCCCGCTCGTTGGTGTCGTTCTCGATGGTCAGTTCCTCGGTCATGCTGTCTCCTTCTCAACTGGTACTTGGCTGCACGTGCAGCCCTTGTGTGTCGGCATCGGATGATCGGCGGGCCACACCTGCCCGTCACGCGCCCACCATGTGCACAGTTCGCACCCGGAGCCGGACACCGAACGCACCCACCCAGTGACGTGCGGCGACCTCTTGACTCCCTCACTGAACGCCGTCGACGCGGCGTCGAGCGGTTCAGCCCTGGCGAGGCGCTGCACGCGCTCGAGGGTGACGTCAGGGACGGCGAGGATCGTTCGTGCCGCCTTGTGCAGCCGGTCGGCATCCCCCGCGTCAGGGACGAGCCCCAACGTCGCCACCGGCACGCCCATCTGCTGCATGAGCGTCGCAGCGAGAGCCAGGTCGGCCAGGGCGACCGCCCTCGAGTTCGCGCCCGCGATGAACGCGGCCAACAGGTCGACGGCTTCCTCGGTGGAGATCAGCTCCTCCTGCCACGACATGAAGATCGCCGTGACCTGCTCAGCGGCCTGGTCGCCCAGCGCCCGAATCTGCTCGCGGTACGTCACGACGCGGCCAGCTTCCCGAGATCGACCGCTGCCGCGTCGAGAGCGTCACCACGACGGGCGGAGCGAACGCGCTCGACCTGCTCGGGCGAGAAACCGAGCGTGTCTGCCAGGACGACCGACAGCGGCACGCCGACGCCGACGAGCTTCGCGGCCGCGTCCGCTGCCTGCGCGGGCGTGCGGGTCTCCGGGTTCGCCCACATCGGTTCGACGTCCAGCGTGCGAGGGTCCACGCCGTCACGGACGGCGAGCATGAGACGAGCGACCGCCGCCCACGCCGTACCGAACGTGCGGTGCAGCGCGTACGCGCGAGCAACGAGGGACGCCTCAGCCGAACGGATCGCATCCGCCGACGCAGGCTGATCGCCGTGCAGGCCCAAGTAGTGCGGCGGCAGGCCCGTGAGAGCGCCGATCTGCTGCGTGATGAGCGCGGCCGCGTCGGCGTACCCGTCGAGACGAGCCGCGTCGAACTGCCCGAACTTCGTGTCTGCTGCCTCCGACTGCCACACGTCATCGAGAGCGGCGGAAAACGGCTTCACCGGGTTACCGTCCTCGTCCTCGACAACCTCGAGGCCGGTCGCCCAACGGCGCGGGCGAGCGTAGAACTCCGACGTGACGAGCATGTCAAGGTTGATCTTGTTCAGCGCGTCGGTCAGGTCAAGGATGTCCGCCATCTCCGACACGCCGTCAACGTCGAGCAGACGCCCACGGTTCACGACCGGGACGACCGGGACGACGCCGAGCGGGTTCGGGATCCTCTCCGTCACCGTCCAGCCCGTCGAAGGCATCGCAGCCGCGTCAACCATCGTGCCGGGATGCTCGAGCACCGTGATCGCGTCCCGCTCATACAGGACCGCCCGCGCCGTGCTGCCGTCGATCCACCGCTTGAGTGCAGCCGTCACTTCACGCGACGCCGGGTCGCGCGTCACAGCCACCTGCAACGGACTCTCGACCGTCACAACCGGAGCGCCCGCCGAGTCGGCCCACACGATGACGAACGAACGGCCGTAGGCGAGAGCGTCGACGTGAGCCTGCGCCGATGCTTCCTCCATCCCGCAGCGCCGCCACACGTTCCACAGGTCCGTGTCGGGTTCAGCGTCCAGACCGCCCGCACGGAAACCGGTGAGGTCCAGACGTTCCGCCAGGGCCGTCACGGCGAGGCGGGGGAAGTTCACAGACACGCGCCGCAGACGGTCGCCCAGCGCCTCACGCGACTCGGTGGACAGGAAAGCGGCGGGCTGCTGCCCGTTCCAGTAGGAGTCGAGCTCGGTGAGCTTCGGGACGGTCGTGTCCAGCTTCTCGCTCAAGGTCTTGATCATGGTGGTGTTCATCGGAAACTCACTGCCCTTCGTTTGGTCGGCTTGTTGGTGTGGAATGACGCCCGGTCGAACGCGATGATCGCGCCGACAGCCGCGTCGATCTTGCGGGGACTGCCCTTCTTGTCCTTGCTCACGAGGTCACCCATCGGCGTTCGCTTCGCCACACAGTGCGCGACGTGCGCGGCCAGATCCTTGTTGCCGTCGTGAGTGACGGTCTGCTCCTGCGTCGCCGTGTAGAGGCGGTCCGTCGCGGGGGCCATGCGGTTCGCGGCTGCCGTGTTCCACATCAGCACCCGCTTCTCACCGTGACGCGCTGCCCACGCCTCGATCTCCGAATTCCAACCCCAAGGGTCAGCGGCCAGCTCGAGAACGTCGTACTTCTGGAACGCGACGTCTACGGCGTTGCTCACGTCCGAACGCGGAACACGCCAGCGCGGGTCGCCGGGGTTCTCCCACAGCCCCTCGACGAACAGGTGCGGGTCCTCTCCGACCGTGCAGCCGATGAGAGCCGTAGAGTCACCCGACGCGCTGCCGTCGAACGCGAGGACCACGCGAGCCTTCTTCTCCACGCGCCGTTCCGTGTCCGCCAGGGCGTCCCAGGTACCGAACGGCAGCCACGACTCCGAACCGCTCACCCACTGGCCGAGACGCAACTGACGGAACACCGGCTCACGCAACGTGCGACGAGCCGACGCGAGGCCATCACGGCTCAGGAAGTCATCCAGCGCCGGGTTAGCCTCAGCCCACGCCGCTTCGTCGTCGGTGGCGCACCCGTCAGGCGCTTGGAACTCACGCAGGAAGAACGCAGGGTCATCGCCACGACGGCCATGCTCGATGAGCCGCCACATCACACAATCGGGCGACGTCGACGGCGTACTGATAGCCAGCGTCAACGACTCGGGCCGCTTACCCTGCACCGACGTCACGGCCTCCCACACCGCCTCAGACACGACGTGCAGCTCGTCGACGATCAACAGGGACGGATCCCAGCCGTGAAGCGCGCCAGGGTCAGCCGGGAGAGCAATCATCGTCGCATCGTTGTGCGGGACGACGATCTTGTCGGAGAAGATCTGTGCGCGCTCGGCCAGCTCGGGGGAGAGCTCGATCATGCGCTTCGCCATGCGCAGCGCGATGTTCGCCTGCCGCTGATCAGACGCCACGACAAGCACCTCGGCAGACGGCGGGCCGACGAACAACTCGGCCACAGCCAGAGCAGCCGCGAGGGCCGTCTTACCGTTCGCACGAGGCAACGAGACGAGCGCCGTACGGATACCGTCAGCGAACGCGCCAGAGACGATCTCACGCTGCCACGGACGGAACCGCATCGGCTCGAGGGCACCGACACCCTTGGGAGTAACGACGTACTCGTCGACGAACCGGATACGACGCTCAGCGCGGGCCGTAGTCCAGCCGGAGAAGTCCAGAGGCGCGACCTCAATGTTGCCCTTCGGCCCTGCCCTCACGCCTCAACACCCCCTAGACGAGAATCGTTCTCAAATAGTGTCTCACATTGTGACTTAGCGGAAGGCTCCTCTTGACTTTTGTTCACCCCTTCCCCCCTGGTTCGTGCTCGTCCGCGTCGGGAGTTGCACGCTCGACATACGACGTCGACGTCGCACAGGCGGATGGAGAGGCCGCGTTCCTTGCGTCGCCATGCCTCCGGGCTGTGGTCACAGGTGAGGTCGTCGGTCGCACCGCAGTCGCTGCAGAACGGCTGGAGCTTGCGTGCTCGTCGGCTGAGTCGATCCCATGCTGAGTCGTAGCCTGCTGCTCGTGAGGGTCGAGAGGCGGCGGGTCGTCGGTGCTCGTCGCAGCGGGGGCCGTTCGAGGGTTCTCCGCACTCCAAGCAGCTGGTCATGGTCATGCGCCGTCACCGCCATCGTTGTCGGCACGCTGTGAGGCGCTGCCTACAGTGCCTACAGTGCCTACTTTGCTTCCGAAGTTGACGGGTATCACGGTGTTCTCGTGCTCGATGTAGGCAGTGTCGGCAGAGTAGGCACTCCGATACTTACCCCTGCCTACTTTCTGGATCCGGCCAGCGTCAGCGAGGCGAGTGAGGTAGGAGCCTGCCGTCTCTTTGGTGAGGTCGAGCTGCTTGCCCACCTCGGTCGGGCCGAGACCTTCCGGATGCTTCTCGAGCAGTCGGATGATCGCCGCCGACCTGTCGCCAACCCCGTCGCTCGCCTTGAGCACCTTGGCTTTGTTCGCTGCGTCCGCCAGTTCCATGCCGTCGAGTCCCCAGGCGCAACGGTTGCTGTCAAAGGTGATCGCGTACTCGTTCTCGAGAATGTCGCGGCCCGTGACGTGGAGTGCTGCCGCACCATCGTTGCGGCTGCGCTTGGCAATGAGGATCGCGTCTGCTGCGCCCGTGAGGCCGGTGCTACCTGAGACCTCGTTGAACACATCGCCTTCGTCGGTCATCTTGCGCGTGTGGTGCACGGCGACGACAGCGACACGGTGCTTGTCCGCTAGGCGCTTGAGTGCGCCCATCGCTTCGTAGTCCGCTTCGTAGCTGTTGCGGCCGTCTGAGCGGGGCGTGACCTTGCGAAGAACGTCGATGATGACGAGGCGTGCGTCGTCGTGGGCGTCGAGCCATTCGGATACGACGTCGACCATTTCTTGCCCGCGTGGAAGAACGGTCGTGATGCTCAGCCCCTTCGGCGCTGCGTCACCGTCGAGCACGGTCTCCAGTCGGTTCTTGAGCCTTCGGGGGGTGTCCTCGAGTGCGGCGTAGAGGACTGAGCCTTGTTCGACGTCGATCTTGTCGAGTGCCTTGTTTCCGCTTGCGATCGCAACACCGAGGCCGAGGCATAGCCAGGACTTGCCGAGCTTGGGGCTGCCGACGAGGAGGTTCAACCCTTCGCAGATCAGGCCGGGGACAGCCCATCGGGGTTCGGGGAACTTGGTGTCGAGTAGTTCGTCGGCGGTGAAGTACACGCCTGCCGCTCGTCCGCGCGTTTCGAGCACGGTCTCGTCGCCCCAGGGTGACGGCACGGGGCCGTCGTGGGTTTCGTTCACGCTGCGCTCTCCTGGTGGTCTAGGCTGGCACGGAAGCGGTTGTTACCCGCTGCTCGCCTGGCTGCTGCTGCCTTGGTGAGTTCGTCCGTCGTGGCTGTCACGGGGTCCAGTCCGCGCCACGACGGGTCTGTGTGGCCGGTGAGTCCGGCCGTGATGTAGACCGCGCGCTCGTGGAGTTCCCGCTCCACGGCGGCGGCTGCATCTTCTTCGTGCTTGCGAGCGTTCGCCTCGTCTGCTGCGGCGAGACCGGCGCGGAACCCTTCCGCGTACTTCACGCGGCCCTCGGCCTCCGCCATGTCGAGCAACTGCTCGAGCGAGAACCTCGTCACTCGCAGTCCCCGGCCTCGTACTGCGCCCGCAGCCATGCCTCGACGTCGTCGCGCATGTAAGCGACGCGCTTCGCGCCGAGCTTGAACGACTTCGGCCCGGTGCCCTGGTGCCGCCAGTAGCGGAGGGTACCTACGGGAACGCGAAGCACCTCGGCGGCTTCGGCTGTGGTCAGGATCGTTGGTTCCATGGGTTTCCTCTCTAGCGGTAACCGATGGTCGGTTAACCGATAAGAGGATGATACCGATGACGTTGGGCTTGTCAACCGATGATCGGTTACGCTGGCTCCGTGAGTGAATGTGAGTGCCGTACTCCTGGCGCGCAGACCCCGCCGAGTTCTGCCGCCTTCCGCGACATCGTGGCCTCGATGCCTGCGACCTTCGCGCGGAACGTTCGACGCCGTAGAGAAGCGATCGGCGTATCGCAAGGCATGGTCGCTAAGATAATGTTCAGCTACGGTTTTCGCTCCTGGCGGCAGACGACCCTAGCGAAAGTCGAGGCGGGCGAGCGGGCGGTGAAGCTCGACGAGGCATTCGCGCTCGCGGAGATCTACGCCATCTCGCTCGACGACTTGTTGCGCGACTGCGGCGTCGAAAGAGTCGACGGTGCTATCGCCGAGGACGTCTCGAAGCGGTTTCACCCGTCGAGGCGGGCGGGGTAGTCGTGATTTCCTCTCACATCGACGACCGATGGGTCGTCGAGCGTGACGGCGTGAAGGTCCGCACCGACCGCTACGGCAAGGGCAAGCGGTACCGTGCGCGCTACCGGCCTGAGCGGGGCGGCAAACAGTGGTCGAAGGCGTTCGACACGAAGCGTGACGCGAGGGCGTGGCTACACGCGAAGGCGGCTGAGGTTGCGGCGGGGACGTGGGTCGACCCGCAGCGGGAGAAGCTGACCGTTGGGCAGTGGTGCGACACCTGGCTCGCCGGGTACTCGTCGCGTAAGGCGTCCACGTACCGCCAGGCTGAGACGCACGTTCAGATCATCCGCGCGACGTTCGAGGACAAGCCGGTCAGGTCGGTGAAGCCCTCCGACGTGAACGCCTGGGTCGCCGCGATGCAGAACGACGGGCGCGCTCAGAGCTACGTCTACGCCGTCTACAGGCGCTTTGCGCAGATCATGGGAGACGCCGTTCACGACGGCCTGATCCCACGTTCGCCGTGCTCACGTCGAACGGCACCATCGCAGGGACAACAGCGCCCGTACGTCGCCACCACGGCGCAGGTATGGGCGCTGCATGATGCGTTCCCCGAGCACCTGCGTCCGGCTGTGTTGCTCGCGGCGTTCGCCGGTCTGCGTCTCGCTGAGTGCGTGGGGTTGCGCGTCGATGACGTGGACTTCGAGGCGGGCGTCATCGCGCCGGCGGTGCAGTACCCGGCCGAGCCGTTGAAGACGGACTTCTCGCGCACGCCCGTTCCTGTGCCGTTCGAGCTCGTGCGGATTATTCCGCAGGATGGTGAGCACGTCGTGATGAGCGAGTACGGACGCCAGTCGTCGCCGTGGGCCGTCGAACGGGCGATGCGCGCGGCACGGGGGAGCGTGGACGGGCTGCCGGACGGGTTCAGATTCCACGACCTGCGGCACTACTTTGCGAGTCTGTTGATCTCGGCGGGCCTCGACGTGAAGGTCGTTCAGGCGCGGATGCGCCACAAGAACGCGACGACGACGCTCAACACGTATGGGCACCTGTGGCCGGACAAGGACGAGACCGCCCGTTCTGCCGTGGCTGCTGCCATGACGAACGGACGGTCTGAGTCCCTACTGAGTCCCGAAGGGTCGTAA